CTTCCGATCTTCTGGTTCTTTGGAGAGTGGCGGCTGATGCCTTCGCTCGGCTTTCCGTACTTTGAGAACCTGCTGGTCAAAAATCCGAATGAGTCCAAACTCCGGCATCTTATCCGGGAAACCGTGATGTCTGTCGATGGAGTAACGGATGTATCGGAAATCCTGTTCAACATCGACAAGAAAAGCCGTAGGGCATCCGTGGAGATCACGTTCAACACGGATGAGGACAGTTTTAGAGAGGAGGTCAAAATCCCGTGGCAAAATATGGCCTGACCCCGCAGGGGCCAAATCCGAAACGCCTTGATGTCATCCTTGAGGATATGCACAGCAAGATGACAGAACGCCTCGGCGTAAACACCCGGCAGAACCCGCAGTCTTTGCTGAATCACACTCTGACCAACGTCGCAGATGAGATTGCAGAGCTGTGGGAATTTGGAGTAGATGTGTACCACTCGCAGTACACATCCAGCGCCACCGGCGTAAGTCTGGACTATGCCGCACAGTTTGGCGGCTCCACCCGTGAAATGGCAGCGAAGTCCTATTACAGCATCCTCTGCACCGGTCTGGATGGAACAACCATTCCGGCAGGAACGGTGATTGCATCCGACACAAACCCGGCAACCAGTCTGACAGCTACCGCAGATGCAACCATCACGAGGTCGGCTTTCAACAAGGCCACCGTCATCCTTGCATCACCGGCGGCTACAACGGCCCTTGGGGTGGCTCTTAACGGAAACCTATACACCATCACCCCTGACCCCAAACAAAGCACCAGCGAAGCCCTAGAGGCTCTGGGAACAGCCATCACGGATAAGGACTTCCATGTGACGGTCATCAACGACACCATCGTGATTGAGGCAGTCGATGAAACCAGCTCCAATACGCTGGTCCTGTCAGAAAACCTGACCACTGCTTCTGTGGGCAGCATCGTCACATTTGAGACTGCCGAGCCGGGCGACATCTTCATTCCAAACGGCGTAATCACGAAGATCACGAAAGCTGTTCCGGGCATGGAGTCCGTGGTCAACGTGGGAAGCTATGTTGCCGGTCAGCTCGCAGAGAGTGATGTGGAGTTCAGAAAGTCCTACACGAACAAAATCTACAACCGCTCGTCTGCCATGCTGGAAAGCATCAAGAGCGCCATCCTGAAGAATGTGCAGGGTGTGGTGAGCGTAGCTCCCTATGAAAACTGCACAAATGAAGTCGATTCTGCCGGCCGGTGGCCGCACAGCATCGAAGTTGTGGTCGAGGGCGGCGACGCAACAGAAATTGCCCAGCAAATCCTGAACACAAAGGCAGGCGGCATCAATACTTTCGGCAGCGTAGAAACCACCCTGCACGGCGTTTACGGCGAAGACATCGTGGTGCGCTTCAACCGGCCGACGTACGTCAAGGTCTGGTTCAAGGTTGGCGTCACTCTGAGTCCGAACACAAATCCGCCTACCAACTATGTCGAGCTTGTCAAAGAGCAGATTTTGGAGAAAATGAGCGCACTGGGGGCGGGCGAGAACGTCATCCCGCAGAAGTTCAACCTTCAGGTGTCTGGCATCGACTACATCGACGTATGGTTGTTTGCAACACCGAATGACGGCGATATGCCCACTGGCTACACCCAGCGCAGCGTGTCCATCTCGGCACGGGAGCGGGCCGTTACGGACGAAAACAGGATTGAGGTGGTCATGGATGGCTGATTACGTCCAGAAGCTCCGGGATGATCTTGTGGAGCAGTTCAAGGGCAAGCCGGTCATTGACGCGCTCATGGAGGCCGTTGGTGATGAGCTGAACGAGGTTCGACAGTTCTACGAAGACCTGCGCGACAAGCGGAATATCCAGACCGCAGTTGGGAAGCAGCTTGATGGCATCGGCGACAATGCGGTTCTGACCCGCCTTGAAGCCGGTGCCTTGGCCTGCGCCAAAGAATCTGTGTATGTACTGGATGATGATGCCTACCGGACGTACCTGATATACAAAATCTGGAAGAACACCAACAACTGCACCTACTATGACATCATCCGGGCGTTCAAAATGTTTTGGGATAAGCCCCTGCATTACCGCGAGGACCCGGCCATCCCGGCCACCATGATTTTTGAAACCGATGCCCTGACACCGGAGGCTGACGTTTCAAAACTGCTGAACGCTCCGTTCATCAAGGCGGCAGGTGTGGCAATTCTGGTGGTGGCGAACACCGAGGCTCCTGAAATGGTCGCAGATGTGCCGGTCGAGGGCATTCTGGGCCGGGGCTATACGACAACGACCCTGCCGGAGATTGAAACCGGCGAAGCATTCATCGACACTGTGCTGCCGGTCCCGGCTGCACAGAACATCACGCAGACAAAACTGCCTGAACTTGAGGAGGATGAGTTATGAGCTACTATGGCTTTGTTGTTACTGACAGCGGCCGAGAGCTGATTGCCAAGCTGGTTGCCGGGCAGCAGCTCCCGATTTCCAAGATTATGGTGGGCAGCGGCACTATCCCGGATGATGTGAAGCCGGCCGCGATGACCGCGCTGGTCGAGCCGGTGGCCGCTGGCACATCGACCGCCCCGGTCTATGATGGGGCCAGCGTCCGCATGATCGTGGAGTACCGCTCCGACCTGAACGGCGGGCTTGACCACGGATTTTGGCTCCGGGAGTTCGGCGTGTTCGCATTTGACCCGGACAAGGGTGAAGTCCTCATCTACTATGGCACGCTGGGTGACTACCCGCAGTACGTCAGCGCTGCATCCAATACCGGCGTGGATGTCCGCCGCTTCCCGGTGTGCATCGTCATCGGCGAGGGGCTGGGAGTCACCGTAGACTACAAATGCGAGGCGTGGATGACGGCGGAAGATGTGGAGCAGTATTGCTCGGTCACGATGCTCCCGGCATTCCTGAAGGAAGCGCAGAAGCTCGTAGATGCCCACAACGACGATGAGGAGGCTCACCACTCCATCCAGAACAACATCTCCGACGTGTCCGCCCGGCTGGCTCTGCTGGAGCTGATGTTCAATACCTCCGTCACCGGCAATCCGTTCACGGTCACATTTGAGACGCTGGACGGCACGGTGGTAGAGGGTGTCTGGAACACCACGGCAAAGAGGATCGAGTTCTGATGGAGCACATTGAATTTTCATGTCCGCCCGGTGAGCTGTCCTGCATCATCGGGAATTTGTTCGTCAGCCTTGAACCTCCCTGCAAATATGTGCGAAGTACGCACCTGATGCTCTGCGGCATCACTCACAGCGGAAACAGCGGCCGCCTGACTGTTTTGGGCGACCGCTGCTCTTTCTATGGGCTTGCCAGCGATTTGGAGGTTGCGAGGAATGGCCCCTGCCTCGAAAGAAGGTGTGACCGTGGCTGACAAAGAATATCTCCTCGGAAACAAGGCACGGGAGCTGCTGAAATACACGAACCAAGCGACGAAAACGGTGGCCGAGGATATTTCACGCAAAGACGTTCGGCAGATTTTCCAGAAGATAGCCGCGCTTGACGACATCCGGGACGTCCAGAAGGTCTGCTCCGAGTCCATCGCATATCTCGACCGAACGCACCGGGAGGGTTTCACAAAGGCGCTCTACCGCTGCTACGGCGAAGATATGCGTCTGATTGCCAAGAGCATCGTTCGGGACATTCACGCGGCCAACGGAAAGATGTTCCAGACTGAGTACGAGGAACGCCTGCGGCTGCTTGGCGTAGTCCTCGACGAATGCTCTTGGCTGAATGAGAATATCCAGCTCGTTCTGAACGACGGAGTTATTTCCATAAGCAAAAGTGCCGTCTGGACCCGGAAGGTTCAGGACGTAAAGAATATGGTTCTGTCGTGGAAGCAGAAGGACACCGCCCGCGCTGAAAAGCTCCGGGAGCAGGCCCGTCAGGCAGAACTCAAGCAGCAGGCGGCGATGGTAAAGGCTATCGTCCGCGAACTCCTGAAAGAACAGGAAAAATCAAGGTATCCTGCGGGTTCCCCGCTTGATATAGGGTGCGACTCGAATCGGCCACCAACTGGTGGCTCCGCTCTCCGAACTGCAACAACTTCAACAACGCCCTGTACGTCAACTCCAATGGCGACTGGAACAACAACAACTGCTCCAACTCGTACGGCATCCGCCCCGCTCTGATGGAAAAGCGAGATGAGTAACCCGGCAACGGGCAAAAACAGTGCACCCATCATCAAAGGGAGTCGCATCCTGTCGGAAGCCTTTATGGCGGACGATAAACACATCATACCGAGGCGGGCCGTCCTCTGCGGGCGCAGCCTGCTGCCGCGAGGAAGCGGACCGGTATTAGACGAACACCCGGCTGGGAGCTTCCTCTACCACCTCAGCCGGGGGAAGAAAATAAGTGTGAAGACACATGACATATCAGGAAATGTGCGAGTTCCAGACCCTCTATGAGGCATATCTGGAAGCACGAAAGGGTAAGAGGAGCAAGCCGGGAACGGCTCAATATGAGGCCAACGCTCTGATCTGCACCGATAAGCTATCATACGTTCTGAACCAAAAGACCTACAAGCCCAGCGGCTTCGAGGTCTTTTATGTTTATGAGCCGAAGAAACGGCTTGTGCAGGCTCCCGCTTTTGTGGACAAGGTAGTCCTCCATGCACTAACGGACAATGTTTTGTACGACACGATCTGCACCAGCTTCATCCGCGACAACCACGCTTCGCAGCGCGGAAAGGGGACACTGGATGCCATCGTGCGCCTGAAGGGCCACATGGTCGATTACTACCGCAAGAACGGCAGCGCAGACGGATGGGTGCTGAAGTGCGATGTTCACCATTTCTTCGCCTCCATCGACCATGACATCCTGAAATCAAAACTGCGGGCCTTGATGCAGAAGCGCGGCGTAGATATGGCGTTCTATGACCTCATGTGCATCTACATTGACAAGACCGACGGCCTGCCCCTTGGGTATCAGACCAGCCAACTGCTCGCCCTGATGTTCCTTGATGAGTTCGACCATTACATCAAGGAAGACCGGGGATGCCACTATTACGGACGATACATGGACGATTTCTACGTCATCGCCCGGACAAAGCGGGAACTTCAGCTTCTTTTGAAGGACATTGAGCGTTGGATGAGCGACCTCCACCTCGAACTCAATTCTAAGACAGCAATTTTCCCCTTGAAAAACGGGCTGGATTTTCTGGGCTTCCATAGCTACCTGACGGAAAGCGGAGCCTGCGTCCAGAAGCTCCGCCGCTCGGAGATTCAGCGCATCCAGACCCGCGTCAAATACTGGGAAAAAGCCTACCCGGCAGGGGAAGTGACCAGAGAAGCTGTTATCACCAGCTTCGTAGCGTGGGATGCCTTTGCATCCTACGGTGACACCTACGCATTACGGCTGAAATACGCCAAGAAGGTCTCGGTAATCATCGGCGTGGACGTAAAGCCTCGGAGGAAAATCAACTCCACGAGGAGCGTCCGTGCCTTGCGCCGGGTAAAGCAGGAACAGAACATTCGCCGGAAAAGAGGTGACATTACGCCCCGCAAAGATCTGTTCCAGCCCGAACCGCGTCCCGACAGCATTCCGCCGTGGATGTAATACACAACAGGAGGTTCTTTTTTATGGCTTATGTAACCTTGAGTTCCAAAGCAATCGGCAGCACCATCAAGCTGAAAGTAAATGGTTCTGCCAAAGATTTCATCGTCGTCCATCAGGGCAAGCCGTCTAGCGTCTATGACGATAGCTGCAGCGGTACTTGGCTGCTGATGAAAGACATCTACGAAAGCCGCCAGTGGCATAGCTCGAACACTAACGACTATGCAAACAGCACTATCCATTCGTACCTCAATAGCACCTTCCTTGCGATGCTCGACTCGAACATTCAAAAGGCAATCAAGCAGGTAAAACTCCCGTACCGCAAAGGCAGCGGCACGTCCACGACCGTTACCAGTGGCTCGAATGGCCTGCCTGCGAAGATTTTCCTGCTCAGTGCGACCGAAATGAGCTTCAACTTCTCCTATATGCCGAGCGGTGAAGGCGCGGAGCTGGCCTATTTCAAGGGCTG